TTTGGTGGAGACTGAGAGGCGATTTTTGCTACGTTTGCAGCAGTGGCAACTCCGACCAAAGCAGCAAGTGCAAAGTTGATTGGATAAGGAGTATTTGCTAAAGTCTTTTGCACGGCCATAATGCCGTCAACGGTAGCTGTTGTTACTGCTGCGGCCTTGCCGATTTCAAACAGTTTTCTGTTTGAGCTGCTGGTAAGCGTGGCGATACTGGATAGAGCGTCCCTTGTACCATCTACCCTTTGCTTACTGGTCAATTGTTCGTATTGAGTAAATTGGGTTAGATTTTCTCTCCAAGCTGCGTAGAATAAATCTAGCTGAGTTTTCCTGGCCTCAAGATCTTTTGAATCATTCTTTACTTGATCGGCCCCTGCTTTTTTGAGCGTGTTAGTGTTCGTTGCAGCGGCCTTTTTTATTTCGTTTGATGTTTGTGCTAATACACCTTTAATTAAATCCAGTTTGTCCTGGCCGATAGTTTTTACAAATGAATCGCCAACTGCGGCGAAGCTATCGATTGAACTAGTAGCAAAGTCGGTGGTTGTGGCAAATGCCGTTTCAAGGCCAATGGTTAGCGTTTCGTTAAATGTCGCAAGATTCTCGGCCCATCCCTCTGGAACCAAACTATCAGGAACTAATTCAATGAATTTTTGGAGAGGTAATGTCATCGTCTTAATCATGCCAACGAAAGCAGTAGCAATCAGTGTTGTTACTCCACTAATTACCGCAAGTAACCCATTAAATACCCCTGCGCCAATATTATATATGGCCTTAAATCCTGCAATAACTGGGTTAATAGCATCGACTAGGAAAATCAATGCTTCAATGACTTTCACGATTCCCTTTGCGGCAAGATCATTGAAGGGTTGAGGGGAGAACTTACCAATTATTGCAGATATTTCATCAAACGCTTTAGAGGCAATATTTATTACTTTGACCACGAGAGGATTTCTAGTAACAAACTCGCCAATTTTCTCCAGCATATCACCGTAAGCATTGTTGGCCTGATCCAAGGCCCCTTTGTAAGTTTGCACTTTGGACGCCGCGGCCCCTGCAAATTGCGTATTTACTTTATCAATAGCATTAGCAAGAGTTATTGATTCCGTTGCGCCTTTTTCTACTACGATGCCAAATCGCCTGAGGCCTGTGCCTCCATCGACCGAACTTTTAACTATCTTCTGCATGGCCGAATCAAGACTAATACCCAGGGCACTAGAAAGATTTGCCGCTGCCAAAGTAGCATCTTTTAATTGTTGGCCTGAAAGCTTACCTAGCGATATTCCTAGGGCCGCAGTTTTTAGAATAACCTCGTCGCCAATTGTAGAGTTTTTTTGTAATGAAGAAGAAAAATTTTGTAAATCCTGAGAGGCGGCATTTGTAAAAGTTCCGCTCGCTTTCATAGCTGCATTCAAGTCGTTAATTGCTTCTTCTTGTTGAACGCTTGCTTTTACGCCTGCACTGACTACTTTAGAAAAAAAGTTAAATCCCTTACTGACTAACTCTAGACCTTGATTAAGAACAACAACAGCACTTCCTAATGTGTCGAATGATGATTTCCCTTGTTTGGCGAGCGTTTCTAGGGATTTAGAAGATTGCTTTTGGAAATTATTGATCGAACTTACAGCGTCGTTGATATTTGCTAATACGTCTATTTTGATCATCGTCGCTTACCTCTACTTTCATTTTCTAACTTAGCAAATTCCGCTTCGATGATTGTCAAATATTGCATCTCAAAAATTGTCGGACAATCACTCTTGTACTTAAATCCTAATCTGCCTGCCATTTTCCTGGTTAAGTAGTCTTCGAGGAAAATGTAACTCTCATCTATCAAATCGCCCAGTAGGGCATTGTGCCAGTAGAGTCTGCACTGGCCTTTAATTTTGTCCTCTAACCGTTTCCCAATTTAGGGCCCTGAATGATTTTAGAATAAATGGCCATATAAATATGATCGTTCCCGGCCATAAACTTCAAATCTTCAAGGTTTGCTAGGGGAGCATCGTCGCAAGTTCGTTTTAAATCAATGGCCACTAGGTATTTATCTACTGTGGCGATAGCGCTTTTCATTTGCACTAGAGGATGAATATTGGTAGCTGGCACAAGCTCATTTTTTTCATTCAATGTCATTGTCTGAGCTACCATCAAATCAAATTTTTCCTCGATGCTAATCATTTTACATTCCACCTGGCCGTAGAAAGTGATGTCGCTTTCTAGGTCAGGTGATTTTGTGTCTATGGTAAATTTCCAAGTTTTCATTTTTATCCTACAAAAAGTTAATATATACGTCCTCAATCGATCCAACGAATGCCTTCGCTTCTAGGTTGAATACTTGATAGCCGTCTTGGTCGGCGATGGGAGCGCCAGTTAATGAACATTGAGGCAAATAGATATTTATGCATTTACCAGGTTCCCAGTTCCCAGCTGATTTAGTACCGGCGTTGAACATGATTGCCGTTTCTGCGTTTCGCACTAGGTTATCAAAATACTTTGATTCGTACTTGTCCAGTTTTACAGTGGCGGAAAAAGTTACCTCCCTAGATAAAACTACCGATTCAGTAATGCCAGATTCAGCACAAATGGATGGTACGTTTGTCTTGGGAGTGGAGATAGAGAAACTTACCGTAGATGCCTGAACGCAAATGTTATCGGCAAATCCTCCGATAAACAGCTGGTTATTTTTCACAATTAAGTTATCTGATCCATCATAGGCAGGAGTGAGGGCGGTATCAAAAGAGATTGCATTATCTGAAGTGTAGGTGAGTGCCCCAGTGTCGTCCGCTGCTACTGCAAAGCCCAAAGTCGTACCAACTGAATTAGCGGCATTCGTCCCGGTGTTCCACAACAAACTAAAAGTGGCCCCTGCACTTGATAAAGTAAATTTACCAGTAGTGTTTGAATATGCGCAAGATATGACGTTATTTTCTGCAGCTGCAGCGGAAGCGGCCGTGCACTTTGCTGCAATTTCTCTGGCCAGGTCAATTGGCGTCTTGTAAACCTTCTCAGTCAAAACTACCGCTAGCGTAGAAGCGTCGTCGGTAATGTCGATATACTTATTCGTCGCTGTGATTCTAATAGGATTGAAATAAAAGTTGATCCCCTCAAACTCGAAATTAATCTCAGCAAATCCCAAAGCTGGTAACTGAATGTCCATTGAAGTTGTTCGACATCCGGCCATTGCTTGCTTATAAGCTGATCCAGTTCGTGCCTGCCAGTGGTGGACTGAGAAAGTAGGATGGGCATTGCCTGGACGAAAAGCAATCGCTTTACCTAGTGCTACTCCCGATGCAGGGGCCGCTGATAAATTAAAGTTCAAGTCTAGCTGATTGCCTACTGAATCGACATTATAGACGTTACGAATTGAGTAATTGTTAACTCCGTCTTTAATTAAAATCGCCTGGCCTTTGACAAAGTTATCTTCTGCATCCGCTGCCATTTCAAGTGAGGCCCTTGCGGTTGCTGAACCGGCATTTGATCCGGCCGTTACTGAATATTCCGTTGAGTTGACAGTAACCGCTCCCATGGCGCTTTCAATTAATATCGCATACTCTGGCGCCACTCCCTCGGTTCCATGCTTTAAGTACTTAGGGAATGATCCGGTGGGCGCTTCCCTTGTAACAAAAGACTTAGACGCTCCAATTGAACCAGCTACCAGTACGTCACTGTCAATTGTTTCCACTGCTCCCGAGATAGCGGCCCCTTCTCGTACCTCAATAAATTGTGATCCGGCCGTAAGCTCTTTTAGTACGCCTTCGGTATCTTCTTTTATCATCCCGACTATTTGTGACTTAGAAACGTAACTGGCCATATGGTACTCCTAGGTATTCTTTATTGTTTCAGTATATTCTATCGAGAAGCTAATATCAGCATATATTAAATTGTGCTTACCAGCAGCAACAAAGTTGATTCCACTGCCTCCGGTGTAGTCAATTTTTTGAATGTTGGCAGCACTAGCAATTTGGTCATGGGCAAGCATATCATCCTTGACCGTGCGAATGTCCTCGAGGAGGTTTTTACTCTCCGTTACTAAATTAGTGTTATCAACTTCTAGCCGGTAAACCTCTCTTGTGAGGATAACGGTGAATGTCCTGGCCTCGTTGTCCAGGCAGTACACTTGGAATCCTGCCGGCGATCCGTCGCCAATTACCACTCCCCAACCGTTTTTCAGGAATTGGATTGGATTATCTGACAAGCTGTAAGGATTGGGGATTTCTGTCTTGCCTGTAAGTTTTGAAGCAAGTGCAGTCCTGACAGCATCGTAAATCGTGCTTATTTTTGTCATTGGTAAAGGTATCCTTGGCGAAATCTGCCTTCAGCAAGAGATAGATCGCCATCATTATTTAAGTCAACGCTCAGTATCTGACCGTCAACTCTCCTCATATATTCTTTATTGGCTGCTGCTCGCTGGTCGGTGTAATCGTCGCCCAGCAAATTATAAATGATCTCGGCAGTTTTTGAGACTGTCATGCTTTCCATTTTGCGTCGGTCGAGAATCTGAGACTGATTGGTAATAATCCTCCGCTGTATCAAATCCTCAATTACCAACCTAGAGGCCCTGATAATTTGCTCTTCCCATGTCGTCTTGCCAGATTCAACCGCCCCTAGGAGAGTCGTAGACTTAAATTCGGGATACTCGGTTTTTAGATCATTGTCGGTAATAAAGCAATGGCCTACCCAGGTAAGCGCAAACGCAGCGTCTCCACTTAATTTTAGTCTGGTCCAATACTGATCGTAGATATTCACGCCGCCAAGGCCTGTAACTCGCTCGCCTCCGCCACTATGCTTAGTGTCCTCTCTGCTCCAACTGGATTTGAATCGGTTGACTTGCCAGGTAACGTAACCGCTTTTTTTGAAACCTGTCGTTTCGTCCTGCACTTCAATAGAGGAAACCCACTCGCTGCCATTCCAGTAGTCAATTGAAGGAGTAACGGTCGTTACGGCCGCTGTTTTTACTTTAAAGTAAATAGAATTGAACGGGTAAGGGGATCCTAAAAACAAATAATCTTCCGCTGCTACAAAAGCAAAAGAGGAATCACCGCCATAGAGGTTATTAATATCAAGTGAAATATCACTGAGAGTACCATCATCGGAGTAGACTACTCGATAATTCACGACACCACCTCGCTATGCTGAAAGATTTTAGTTCCCCAGTCGTAAACGTCATCCGGGGAAAATACCTCACGGCCATAGATTTGGGAAGTTTGAATCATATCATTGACCGCATTGTTACTAGGAACCAGAAGGGCATAGATAAACTCGCTACAATAAAAAACTTTATTCCCATTATCCAAATCTTGCTCAAAGTCATAGCGAAAACTCTCCATCTCGGCCTCTATCATTTCAAGACCTTTGTAATATCTCTCAACATCCTGTACTTGATAGGCGACAACGGCAAAATAATCACACTCTTTAAGAGCATGGAGAATATGTCTTTTAACCAGGCCTGAAGGTTGCATTTCCAATATGTAGTTTGGATCTGCACAAATTACTCCTGCGTGTGTCCACCGACAACCAATTGCGCTTATCAACCTCGCTGCTAAACTTTCCTTGTCGGACAATACAAAGAAGTAGACGCATTGCTTGTGATCTTTATTGAAATTCTGAATTGCCCAGATTATTTCTTGGTATTTCTCGATAGGAAACGTCGGATAACCTTTGATCCTGGTAGTATATACGGCCAGAACTTTACTACAAAACCATATCCAGATTGGCAACTTTGAGATTATTTTGAATAGTAAGTTCATCATTACTCAAACTCCACCACTGAGATTGCAGAATGAACAACCGACGTACTGGTAAAAGTAAATGCTCTGACTAAAAATATCTGGGACTTATTTGATGCATAGCTTTGTTTGATTATTAAGTTCTCATCTAAAATATCGAGAGGCTTTTGAGATTCCACGGCCCCTGCTCTTGCGGATCCGCCTAATCCACCTGCTATCACAATTGAACTATCAAGCAAAGTCTGCCTTGTAGCAGTAATATTGATACCAGTCCCTCTCGCTACTTCGCAGGCCGAACGATCATTAACTGAAGTCCAAGTGCTAGTATCAGCACTATAATCTGTTACTTTGTAAATCTCGAAATATGTATTCTCTGAAACAGAAAAATTACTTACCTCTGCAAGTAGCGCTGTTTTGCGATTTGGAGAGAGCAGAAAAGAATCTTTTAACTTAATCGCCATCACATTAACGCCAGCAGTAGTGGCCGTGATGGTCGTGCCCCTGGTATTGGCGTGAAAAATTAGACCTGTAGGTTTTGATCCTGCTTCGTTTGCACATGAACAACAAATTTCTCGTAAGGTGAATGGCCCATTGGCGACCAGTGACCTTGCCTCTACGAACAACCCATCGCTATCATCGAAATAACCGATCCTTCCGTAAGCATACGTTCCATCACTGACTAATTCGTACCGCATGGGTAAGCTAGGAGTTCTCATATAAGGAACAGTGTCGCTGTTTGGGTTTTCTATTTCATGTATCTCTATCAAATTACCCTTTGAGCACATTATAGCATGGCGTGAGTTACCCAGTGCCAACCACTGAAAGTCAATATGAAATATTTGTGCCTTATTAAAATCTACAACTACGTTACAACGGTTCGTGGGAGAGTCTACCGCATCTACCGTATTTCTATTCCATTCTGACTGAGGTGTCTTATAATCAACCACTATGCCGCTAACAGAACTCCTCCTCACAACGGCCACTTGATTAATTGGTTTATCAAGAAGGAAACCGGTCATCTCTATCAATTGCGATTTACCAGGAATGTAAGTTAGATATTTTGTTTGCCTGAGTGCCCTGTCGCCATTTGCTCCGGAAATTACCAGGTCAACGGATGCCTTCGTACGGTCAAATGTAATACTTGCCGTACCGGATACTACTTCATCGAAAAGATCTTCGCTTTTTGATGATATGTTTTTGTTGTCAAAAATATCTATAGGCAAAGAAGTTCTAAGACGACCGAAAGCATCCAAAGATTGAGATCTCCCATATGCTGTCTTGAGCATCTTTTGGATATTGCTGCCCGATTCATGAACAGCAATACCCTCAAAATCGTCCTGTGTTCTTTTTCTTACCAGGCCATTACTGTCAATTTTATGACAATATTTTTCTAAAGAGCTAATATGGGAAGCACTGACAGTTTGATCCTGAATAGATTCGTCAAATGGTGTCATGTAGACCTTTTTTTGTTCATAAAAGCATCACCAATACGGTTTATTTTACATCAAATTTGAGGTATGTCGAGACTATACCGGAGGTGGAAAATGGACGAAGTCTGGAAAGATTGCATATGCTACGAAAATAGCTATGAAATTAGTAATTATGGAAGGGTAAGGAGTAAGGACAGATATGTCCCGTGTAACACCGGAATCAAATTTGTGCCATCTGTTTTATTAAAACCCTCAGCGGGGAATGGTGGTTATCTTGCAACTACTCTTTACGGATGGGGTTTAAAAATAGGCTATTATACTCATCGCCTAGTCTGGGAAACATTTCAGGGAGGTATCCCTTGTGATATGGAGATAAACCACATAGACGGCGACAAGAAAAATAATTTTATTGGGAATCTTGAGGTGGTAACACCTTCTGAAAATCAGATTCATGCTCATAAGATAGGACTGGCCAAAGGGCAGACAGGTCACAGAGGTAGCGGTATTGACGAAGGTGATATTATTCGCATATTTGCCCTTTCAAAGAAAGGTATTACAAATAAAGAGATATCAGAAATTTACAAAGTTTCGCCCTCATATATCTCGCAAATAATCACAGGAAGCGCCTGGCAGCATCTTATACGCCCCAGTCAATATGAATATAAGCGAAAAAATAGAATGCCATTAGACCAGAGCGTTGTTATGCAAATAAAAAGAAAGTTGAAGAATGGTCAATCTATAAAAGAAATATCGCTAGAATGCAACGTTCCCATAACTACTATTAGTAAAATAAAGCAAGGTAAACGGCATTCTAGCGTAAAAATTGATTAATTAAACTCTTGCATACACTCTAAAAGTAAACGTAATTTTTCCTGCTGTCGCAGCGAAGGCCTCAATGCCCATTACAATCTTTTCGCCATCAGCAAGCTCCACAATTTTACCAGCGGTTTCTGAGGATACTTGAGCGTCGAGAGTGAGCGTCCCCTTTACAACGTCTGTCCAAAACTCACCTCCGCCATCTCCCTTTCCGAGGTCAAATAGAATGGCATCGGCACTAGTCACAGCGGCCTTTACGTCTGCATTAACTAGTTCAACAAGCAAGTTTCCGCTAGCTTCTAAAAGGTCATAGTCTTTGATGGCCCCGCCATCGACTGCAAAGTCGTACGTCACTCGAACTAGTTCGCTCGCATTGCCAAAGGGCGCTCCAACTATTTTTTTATCTGCAACTGACATGATTTACTCCTTATTCAATTCTTTTGTTATTTGTTCCAAACTTTTCGCTTTCTTTTTACTGTTGTTCTCCAGTCTCATATCCATTGGGCGATCAAACCTTAACCAAGCATAGTGACGGCCATTAACTCCGTATAATGCAATGATGTCGAACATCTCTGTGAAAGCTCGGATTCTTTCCATCAGTTTTTCAGGGTCAGAATCCGAGATTACTTGCATACGTCTATACTTGTTAAGCATTACCACTCACCTATTAGGTATTGAAAACTACTTGGTGTAAGTTTGCAAAGTCATGCCCTTCTTTTACACCACAAACCATAGATGCAACAAGCAAGTATCCAAATTGCTTATTAGATGCAAGGCTAGCAATTTCAAAAACTGGTTGTTGTTGAGTTACCAGGTGTAAAAAGTCAGGATGAAATGCTACTGCCACGTCCTCAGAATCAGTGCCGCCTTCTTTTGCGATAACTGAAAGGAGGCCGTCTGAGTTATCTTCATAAATCATAAAGCCATATCTTTGCTGCGCCAGGATTCCAGATGGAACAGATTGTTCGCCTACGAAATCATTGCTAACCACAGTTTGACTTTGGATTAAGTCAGAGTAGTAGGAAGGATCTGCAACAACGTAGAAGGGTTTATTTTTCATCCACTTTTTCTGGCCTGCGAATTTTTTCAGTTTGGCCAATTGAGAGGCGTTGAAATCGGTAACGGTTTCATAAGGAGTAGTTGCATTTACCTTTGAGTAGATTAGGCCGTTTAATTTAATGCTCATGGCCTGCAGTAAATTTGCCCGAATCAATGATTCATTCTTTTCAAGCTCGGTTTGAAGCTGAACCAGGCTTGAAAATTCATATGCCGCAGATATCACATTGTCCGCCACGATAGCAATTCTTGAAGTGGTCAGTTTCTCGGTTGAAAAGTATGCGGCCTCTGCGCTTGAAGTAGAAGCAATGGAGGCGGTCGGTCTGCTGACCTGAGATGAATAAACAGTATCTCCGCCTTGTCGGATTACTCCGTCGTAGCTTTTGTCAACCAAACTGGCCATGATATTAGTTTCTAGTAGCTCGCCCTTCCATGTAGGGGCCCAAAATTTATTAACTTGTTCGCTTAGGTCGCTTAAAAGTGTAACGCTCATTTTTTATCTCCTGTGTTCATTTTTTACGCCAATTATCCATTACTTCTTTTCGTCTAGCTTTTTGTTCTTTTAGTGGTAGCTTCAACCACTGTTCATAAGTCAATTCCGAGTGGCCTGTTCCGGGAGCGTTGTAGGGCAAATCTCTTGTCCCTTGCCGCTCGATCAAAAAACCATGCTCTTTCACAAATCCGTCTACCACTTCCACTACGCTTCGATCGTCTACTATCCCTGTTTCTGGATCAATCACAACTTTCGAAACGTCGATAAAACTATAATACTCAGGCCGCTTGATTTTGCCAGGTAGGCGCTCTCTAACGGCATTGAGCTTGTGAGCGTCTAGCAAATCTCTTTCGTACTGCTGGCGCTTACCTTCTTCTTCCATTCGCTTTTTTCGTTCAAGCTCTAGAAGTTTTTTGTATTCGCCTTGCTCCGATAAACGCTTTTCCTCTAGCTCACGTTCTTTGCGCCTATACGCTTCAAGTTCTGCTGCCAACTGTTCATTTTCTGATTTAGTTTTCTTGTGTTGGGACAAAACTCTACTATAAGTCTCATACTGGACAAAATCTTTCTTTTCGCCAGCATCTTCTGTCCCACTAGGACGTTTTTGGTTGTTGACACTATCAACATTCTCAGTTTCCATGATAAACCCCATTTGTTTGATTTGCAATATGTTATTTTTTACTGAAAGCTTGCCTGATTTCCTCTACTAATACTTTTTCTATTTTTTGATTCAGTCGTTTGAACTCCAAATCTGATATGGCCATAAAGTTACGGCCCTTTTCGGCATTCCAGACTGCCAGGTCGTTATTGCCGAAGGATCGCTTCTGATTCTTGGTCGGTTTGCGTTCGTCCTTTAACCATACCTCACCCTGATATTTACCCTTGCTTGATCCTCTCAGTGCGTCCAGCATCTGCCCGGTGTATGTGAGGTTAGATTTTCTGGCACTAGTAGCAGCTGATAACTCTCCGTGCTTATCTTTCTTCCTATATTCGATGTACTTCTCACTAAGATATTTCAATTTCTCTTTGCTCGCATAATCCTTTTCTACGCCATAACCTAGCCGTGTCCGCTTCTTAATGTCGTCAGCAGTCTCTTGCATCCACTGGGCCATATTAGCAGCGGCAAATACTTTATCAAGTACGGCCTTGAGCTTTTTCTCGTAGTCCTCTGATTTGAAGCTAAGCTTTAATTTCATTAGTCCATCTCCTCGTCAAAGGTAATTTCGCCGGCCAGATTATTTATTGCGTCCTCTCTTGATTCTACCATCTCACGACGTTTTTCCTCATCGTCCAGGGGATAGTTTTTTAATATTTTCTTTGCAAGTTCTTCCGGTGTTACTTTGATAAATGGCCTTGCGAGGGATCTGTTCCCGGTGGGCTTACCGTAGCTGCCAATGATATTACCTTCCGCTTTGCCATGCTGAGATGATCCTTCTGCATAGCCAATCACTATTTTACCCTTATCGCTTTCTAGTAAACTCAGCTCTGTGAGCATATCACCGGAGAGTTGTTGATTAATCAGACCTCTGCTTTTACCAGCGTTCTTGAAATCAAGCGACTTGGAATAACCTTTGGAATATTTACCTGACCATTTTTTCCCATCAGGCCCTTTGCCCTCAGAAGATCGTTGGCGAATGTACTCGATAACATCCGCAGCGATAGCATACCGCTCTTCCTCGGTGTACTTTCTACTCAGCTTGATCTGGTAGGCCGCTTTGTTCTTCTCGTCGCTCATCTGTGGGCGCTCCAAATTCTTCGATGATTTCGGTTTCTAGTATTTCTAATTGCTCGCTATCTAGGTCTTTGTGAATGATCTGCCTGGCACGTTTGCGAGAAGTAAGGGCCTCACGCACTAGCTTGATTTGGTTATCTACCACGGAAGTTAAATCTTCGTTGGGCTTCAAGTCTTGGAACTCGATTGACGGTTCAAACTCATCGGAGAAGCGAGGCATATTAAGCAGCTTGCCAGAATTTACCCATTCATTGTGAACAAGATGCAACCTATGCCAGAAATCTTTTTCTACCTTTTGGAAATATTCTGTTTGCTTTGCGTAGTCTACTGATATGTCCATTTCCTTAATCATCATGGCGATACCAGAAAGCGAGTTTTGATTCCCGGCCGCTTCCCCTGGGCGAAGGCCTCTAGTCTCAAACCACATATTAAGCAAGCCGAAAATGTAATTTTGTACTTCGGCAATATCCACTTGTGGCTTGATGGTTCCGATCTCTGGTTTGTTGCCGCTAATGTCTGACTTGAAGGAGACAAAACTATCTGGATTAAATTCTAAATTGCTCGAATCTACGTCAATCCCAAATATGATCGAATGGGTTTGCATTTTAATTGCAAAATTTAAATGAGTGAGCATTGATGGCGCCAGTAATCCCATTTTCAGCAAATCGCTGTCAGGTTTCGGTAGCAACAAGTTTTTTGTTTTCCTGGCATACGTTTGTGGGATAATCTCAAAAGGATTTAGTCCAGCGTTCTCGGTCATATACTCGCTTAATGTCTCGCCTTCCCCATCAATCGCTAAAAACTCATTGTCAGTATAGACAAAATAAATCGGAACTTGTTGGCCGTTTTTATTTCGAGTACCGACAAACTTGATAAATGTTGTAACCTCTAGTGGATTAATTACGTCGTCGGAGTAGGGCAAAAACTGATGGCCTGATAGAGGCCTTATCATTGGTTCGTTTTTCTTGGTGAGGAATGGTTCTACTGCTCCAACCTTTTGCGAATTGTAGAAGCGATTGCACTCCTCCATCGAGGCGTTGACGTTAGCGAAATTGACGTAGTAATCAATTAGTAGCTGGTCGCTAGGCTTAGTTGCCGTGCGCACTGGTGGCAACGTGTAGATTTGTGTGAGTTTTTCGGTCAATCGCTTGATGATATTTATTGGAGGGATTAGCTTTTGAGCAACGGCAAACGATCGGTCGGAGAGTAATTGATTTCTAACCTCACGAACAAGGCGAGGAAACAAGTCTCCCTCCAATATCTCGAATATTTCAAAGTTATGCGCCAGGAAGGGCTGATTGGCCTTGACGTAGTCGGTGATTGCTTTTATGTCGATCATAGTAAGAAGCTCCTTGATTCCTTCTGGAATATATCTAGCGGATGCTCAAAATCACAAACATAATCTGCGCCATCCGAAAAGTGGGAAAGTTTTTTGTCCTTACCCTCATCTTTTGTAAAGTCAGGCTTTTGTTTGCACTTATCAAAATCCCTAATTAAATTTTTACAGCTAGGATTTATTATAATACGGCCATGGTGTAGTAGGCCATTCATTTGCACTTGTCGTCGTCTTAACCTAGCATTTTGCTTTCTGGCCCTCACTTGAAAGCCAGCATCCTCCAGAATTGCAATGTCAGTCAGCGCCTGCTCAAGAGCGGAACTTTTTCTACTGGCCCCTGAAGCATCACAAGTAATTAGCATCATATCTAATGGGTAAGTGTTTTTCAATGCCCTTGCCATGGTATAGGTATTACTATTACCCTCAAGAAGTATTTCGTCAAAGAAAACCTGCTTGTCGCCTATTTTGTGAGAAAATGAAGCGGCCATGTAACCGACGTTGAAGTCAAGGCCAACGTGAATTAGTAGTTTTGGATCATACTTGGCGGAAGATGTAACATTTATTTCTTTCTTGAAGGAGTAATAAAAAAAATCACCACCCAGCCTAGCTATTTTCCCATCTCTAAAAACTTCCAACGATCTCGGATCAAGCATAGATTCCAAATCAGCAGCGTAGTCATTTACAATATGAGTGTTTTCGGAAGTTGAACCATGATAGAGGGCAAATTTTTCCTGGCCTCTTGCTTCTTGCTTTTCAATAAATTCTTCTAACCATCCGTGAACGTCCTCCGGTGTGCCAACAAGTATTCGTTGCATATTGGGAGCTTTCCCGATCCTTACCCGTCGGAGCATTTCGTTTACTCTGTCGAAGGTAATAAGTGAAAACTCATTGATACCACAATATGCCAAGTTGGGGCCTGCAATCGGTTTCTCAGCAGTGAAGGCATAAAGTGGCGCTCTTGTCCAGGGGAAGCGGAATACCTTATCTGTTTTATGATACCTGTACTTGATCCGATTATTATCTAGAATGGATTCGAAAGTTGGTAAAATGTCTTTCTTGAAATCGGGATAACTAGGAGAAAGCACTCCTCCGGGGAAATGCTTATTGAGATAACTGAGCTTAAGTAGCTTCATTACAAGGGAATAAGTTTTGCCGCCACCAAGGCCCATTGACTGCATGATAGTCAGAGATATGTCGTTATTGAAAACGCTTTCCTGCGTAGGTAGCTTATTGTATTTTATTTTGAAGGCCACTAGGCAAACTCTAGTTCTTCGTATTGTGATTGGAGCGGTTCGGGATTATCTGACCATCCTCCAATATTCTTGAGGACGAAAATCAGGCATACGTTATCGCCATCAAGTGCTTTCTGAATCATTTTTTGTTTGAGCTTTAATACTATTTTCTCGGATCGCCTGGCCCTGTACTCAGTGAACCCGCACTTGTATTTTTTTTTGATTTCTCTTTCGATTGTATCTTCACTAACCCCAAGTTCGGTACTGCAAAGGAATTTGCCAGCTTGAAACATAAGCATGGTGTCTAGCTTTTCCCAATTGAATTTCTCTGTGCGTTTCTTATAGGCCATTACTTTTTATCTCCTTTCTCCGCAAGATGGAGATATGGAGCATTTGACCTAACCTGCAAAGGCGCTTCCATGAAAACCTCACGAAGGTAATTTTAGTAAATCACAAATCTACTGATTTTAATTTACAGTGTTTTTTGTTTTGGCGCAAGTGCCTATTTCTTTTTGTGATAGTTGGCGACTGCCTTAAATGCAAGCTGATTACAATACAAATTCTCTGTTGCAGAAGTTGCGCTTCCGCCGGCCATGGATGATTTTACTTTTTTACTCCAAACTTTGACAAATCTTTTATCAGGCATGGAATACTCCGAGATAAAAACAGGCAAACTTAATCCTGCTGCCCAATCGTAAAATTGTTTGTGATCGAAGTTTTTGTTTTTGTCATATTCCCCTGTACCCAGGTACGGAATGTCACAATAGACGATGGAGTTTGGCAGCAAGTGAACTTTCCGGTAATCTAGATTGTAAAAGTTCAACCGCTCCAACTGCTGCAACCGCTCCAACTGCTGCAACCGCTCCAACTGCTGCAACTGCTGCAACTGCTCCAACCGCTGCAACTCGCATCTTTTATTTTCTAGAATAACTAATCTATTTTTCAAAAATAAGCGACGGTCTTTTATTTTATATTCATCCCTAAATTTATCTATTCCCAATATCTTTCTTGCTAACTGATCAAACTCATTAAAGACAATTGCATTGTGCAAACTTTTTTTTACTGGTTCAACGTCTACTCCGAAGAGGTAAGTTCTTCCATTGTTCCCAAATGACCAAAAGTTTTTTGTATAAAAACAAGAGTCCTTCTTCTCAATAAACTCTTCCCTGCTCACAAATTGCGGAAGAAATTGCTCATAACTATACTTGCCGGTAATCGCATCCTGTATAATCTCAGTCACGCCTTTCCTAATCTCATTGAAATGGAAGTGCTTATAATCCCTGCTCAGATGCTTGATCATGTAATGAGTAATTGCAAACCCTCCGCCAAATAAATCATAGAAGTTTTCTGCTGGAGGAAAGATATGACATAGCTCTTTTACTATTTTTGACTTTGATCCCATGTAGGGAATGCCGTAATTACTCATTTTTTCTCTTTCACTAGATAGCCACGAGACATCATCTCGTCGTAAATATCTCTTAATTCCATTTCATTCGGCAATTGAATTTCAAGTAACCATTTTCGATTAAGCTCATCTGCCAAGCTAGTGTCGTTTTCCTCGTCGTCCTCACCAGGAGGAACGATCTCGATTGGTGGTATCTTGATATCCATGTCCAACGATTCAATCAGCTCGATTTCGAACAGGTTGGCCAGTACGTCCATTGACCATTCGCCGTAGTGCCCATTATCTAGCAATATCACCGCCTGCTTCTCACGCTCAGTCAACGGACGATTAGGTACGGACACCCAAACTTCATAGTCGCCAGGGAACTTTTTGAGTAACGTCCGCTGTCTCTGATTCCCTCCGAGAATCGTTAGATCAAAATCACAAAGTATCGGTTTAAAAATACCGTACTCGTCCATTGATTTTTCAAGTGACTCTAATTTTGACTTAGTAATTGTCCGGGGATTGTTTGCATTGGGGATCAGGGACGAGATTGCGATTTTCCTAACGTCCCAAATGAGTTTTTCTAATTCCATGATGGGCCTCCGTAAAGGCAGGATGATCAGTTTTTTTCGGGTTGTCAATTAGTACTGATTTTATGCTGCTGCTTTTTTTTAGGGTTAGTTCTCCCTCTTACCCTATTACAGGGCAATATATCCTCGTAGCGTTTAGTGTGTGTGCACTTTTTCTTAAGCGATCGGTCGCTTATTTACGCTAGTCCATCCTTAGCAGGTATCTTCCACCGTAGGCATATATATTGCCGCTAAAGGCGAGCTGCTTCCCCTTGAGGGCCGAGCATCCCAGTGCGTCTTCCCGTGTTCGTTCCGGCACAAATTATCGGTATAGGTACACCAAACCCCCTCCGGAAGGTTTCATTTTGAAATGTATTTTTTAAAAAATAAAGAAATAGAAAATTACATTTGAAGAATTTAATTATTCAAACAATTCAAACAATTCAAACAATTCAAACAATTCAAACAATAGTGTCAAAATTTTGACATTAACCAAAACGGTGTCAAAATTTTGACACTAGCTTTACTCTAGAAGCCAGAGGCATTGCTAATAGCATTACTTGAATGGAGTTGTTCTTTTAGCGTAGGTTTGGTCTGACATTTACAAAAATAGGTCTAGGCCTTGTTTGTCTTGTTATCCCAAAAAATCTCGCATTGATCTCTGGCAACGAGGTATTCCAATTCCAGTTGACCTTCCCTTTATTCGTCGGAGTAAATCCAGCGGACAGCATTAGCAGCTTCCCCTCGTCGTTAGTAAAATACTGATACCCTTTCACTACCCTGCTGACGTAATCTTCAAAAATGTGCTTTAGCTTGTAGCTATCCATTGCGTGAGATTTAAACTTTGGCACTTGAACTAATAAATTATAAATTACTTTTGTGTTCCATGCTTTCGTCTCGTTGTCCTGTTTCATCATAATTTGCTCAATCGTAACCGGCAAACTAAATTCCCTGATCGATCGCCCGAAGCAATCTTCGTCGTAGAAATAATACTGATCATTCAGCATGAATATTTCACGGCCGCAAGTTGGGATTGGTCTGTCAAAATATTTAGGCATCTTCCTCTCTCCACTCCAGGCCTGCAGGACAATCACAATTTTCCGCTCGATAGCTCATCCCCAAGTCCTCGCACTTTTCGACAATGTTATTTGCGATATGGTATGATGTCATGTTTTCTAGCGGCAGCATTTCGATGTAGTCTGCGAGGAGTTGAATAAAGGTTATCTTTTTCATAGCAGAGATAGGCCTTCTACTCCCCGTTCTTCTCTGTCTTTTGTTCTTCTCTCCAGGGCAAATAAAGCCTCACCTAGTGCGATTATGGCCAATGAGTTTTCTCGACAAGGGAACTTTTTATCAAGTTTCTCTATCATAATTTTTGCCGCTGTAATCAAAGTCGAAACTTGACAACCATTCACTCCAGCTTGACCGATAGGCCCATTTTGAATAGTGAATGACAGACTATTTTTATCATGCCGAACGTAGATAAAGTGGTTTGGACGGATTTCGTTTTCGAACCAAACTGCATCCATGGCGCCAGATTCGTTAAATTTTTCTGGGCACTCCTTCCTTAATTCGTCCATGTCAATTACTGAAAATCCATCAATTAAGTTAACACCTTTCAAAGTTTCTAATGCCATAAAATCCCCTCTTTTTAATTTTTTCCACCGTTGTAATATTTAACGATCACCTCAGAAACATCAGTTCCCATTTTCTCTAAGTAAGTCATAAAGTAATCTAGATGCTGTCGCTTTGGCGTATAGTGTCCGCTGTACGAGTTTACCGCTATTAATCTACCATCTGTCGCAACGATACCACCAGCGCAAAGAACAGCCTGCCCTCCTGCTAACGTCGAGTGATGAACGATATCATGCTGTGAATACCCTGCTACTATTTTGTAATCTCTGGTAAAAACGTAAATCATGCCAGGTAATTTTGTCGTTAGCAGTTTTTTCTTATAGAAAAGCAATCCGTTATGGACAGTTATTTTATTCTCTTCCATTTCTCGTTTAGAATAATATTTTAGCTCTTTATCTCTATCACGCAAAACCATTTTCTCGGTCATGCTGAGACAATCCGCTAAAGCTGTCTTCAAGAATGTCAGTAGAAAAAAGAAGCTCATAGGAGAGTTTTGATCCTTTCAATTTTCGATTGTCTCGCTTGTAATATTTCTTGCCCACAATGGAAATGGTAAAACTGATCTATCAAAATCTGCACGTCCGCAATCTCTTCGCAAAAATTGCTCATATCGATTTCACGCCCTGGAGCTTGGTCTTGATCCATAACGATGCGGCAGCAAGCACGGGCAAGCTCGCTGCACTCTTCGGCTAGTTTCAGTAATTGATTACGATGTCCGTATTTGTGATAGATTGCTTCGAGGATTTTAGTTTCCGCATCAAAATGGTTTATGATTTGGTCGATATCTTTTATTTTCATTTATTTTTTTCGCTTAATATAATTTGATAACAACATTCTCTCTCATTGTAGTGCATTTCCCTTATCGCACAGTCTTTGTTTTCTATATAGTATCTTGCTCCAATACAAAATCTAAAATCAATTAGTCGATCACTAACAAGCGACTCTTTCTCTATTAAAATTTCATAATCTCCATTGGGGAACTTTCTAGGCGATAGTTCATCTAGCGAAAGCGTCGGCCTAGTTGGAGGGTTTATCAAATCATCCTCCGTGTAAATCGTCTTCGTAAATTCTCGTAGCTGCTTTTTTTCCTCTTGTCGTTTTTGCGTCAACTCGAAAATAAAATAAGCAAACACAATTCCGGCCAAAAAAGACGGGATCGCGGTCATTACAAGCGTAAGCATTTCCATTATTTTTTCTCCTGGTAGGGACGAATCTCCCAAAGGCTACATTGGCGAACCGTGCAGTGAGTAATTTCTTCCTTTTGCCAACTGCAGCAATCCAAGCACTTCATTTTTATTGACCTAGTCCAAGACACTTCGCCCGAGCAATGCACTTCTAAATAAAGGCGTTGGTATGCCCTGGGAACACTCTTAAAATCATTCTTTACTTTTGGGTGGTGGTTTTCCAGCTTGGCAAGTAACTCATCGAATCGCTTGTCGGCAATTTCTTTCATTTCGTCTCTTGGTAGCATTTTCCTTGCCATGTAACTTCCTTGGTTGATGTGGAATGTAGATTATAGGTCAACCGTTAACCTGTCCACTGTTTTGTTAAAATAAGTTAACCGTTTTCACGTCGACGGATAACGTGGGAGATTTTCCAAAGCTAGAACCCATATATCGGGTAGGGTTCGTGCATTTAGACGACCGTCACTCACGGGATGCCCGAAGCAAATTTATTTCCGGGCCTGTTCTGCGTGGGGATCAAACGAAATTTTCATTGCGCAGCGCTTTCAATCTTTTCTCAATGTAGTCTCCGCAGGCCTCGCAAGTATCAAATGTGGCCAGCATGACAAATCCATTTGCTGGCCGTGATAAGTATTCGCTAAGTAGCTCCCTATGGAAGCATCCCTGCTGTTCGCTGTATGTGACAATCCATCGCTCGGTTTCCATTTATTTTTTCCTTTTGCCGTCCAGGCGTTGCCTATCTTCAAAATTTAATCGGAAGCTTTCAAAATCTCGTTTTTCTATTCTGTCGAAACATCTTATCTTGCTATTGTACCCCAGGAAGAAAAACCCAGGATCGTAATCGTACCCTCTCCCTTTATGGCCCTTGACATATTGGAAGCGGTGTTTTTCCACGTCTATGACCTGTAGTGTGTAGAGGCACTCGGCCAGGTTAGCGGTTGTTTTGCATCCTCGAATATCCTCCGGCCCAGTTATCTTGTTGTGATTTACAGTTATTTCGGCCCTGGTATGAGCAACTATCACGAATGGAATATCATAAACATGGCACAATTTTGACTTGAGACTTTTAACAAATCTTTCTTGTTCGCCAAGTTTTTCTATTGGGTAGAATTTTGATGTTGTTAAGTTGTCATAAAAAACTATACTAATATTTTCTTTTTCAACAATTTCTGAAATGCTTTGCAAATAGACTTCGACGTCACTCCCCTCGTATATCTTGTCTTCCGTCGTAACTCTAAGATTGCCCCACTTCAATGTAGATGGCATCTTCGTCATGGAAATGTAAAAGTCCTTGACCCTTTCCTCTGAGAGAATTAATAACGCCTTTCTTTTACCCAAGTGAATGACAAGATCAAATAACATCGTCTTAACTAGCGTTGATTTCCCTCCGCTTGTAGGCCCCAGCAAAACGTGCATAAGACCTGGGCGATAACCGCAATGGGCCTTGAGAAATTCGATTTGAGTGTCGAAGTGGTAAGTTGTTCTTTCAATTTCTAATTCTTCTTTTTCGCCGTCTGTCAGGTAAGCTGTCTCTAATCTTTCGTCCATGTTTCCTCCGCTAATTTTATGGCCCCAGTAAAATCTATGGCCGGTTTTTCCTCAGTTGACTGAGCGTCTCTTATGAACCATTCTTTGATTTGCTCCATCTTCTCGTCAGGATCAATCCTTTCTTTGTCGTACCCCAGTCCCCTTTCTACCCATCGACTAATTGCTGATCCATAGTTCTGGTAAGTTTCTCCATTTTCAACGTGAACTCGGAATTTCTCTAAATGCCTAACCAATACGGACTCGCTCTTACATTTCTTAAGTAACTCCTTCTGCAGCTTGTGAGTTACCGTTGAAAAGGCAAACTGGTAAAATTCTGACTCATTGCTAGGTAAAAAATCATAAATAAGACCTTTTGGGTTTTTGGGCGGCTTGGCCCTATTACTTCTTTCATTCTTTTCATTCTTATGTTCTTGTATGTGTCCGATCGTTGTCCGATCGTTGTCCGATCGTTGTCCGATTCGTTGTTCGATTTTATCGTCAACTATCTGGTATTCTATCCAGTTTACGATGGTAATTACTCTATATTGTCGGTTAGACCGTTGTTCGATTTGATGTTCGATTTTCAGCTTTTTTAGAAATCTTTCGCACTTGCTCTCACTGATCTTACATTCCTTAGATAACGCTTTTCGCCCAGTGACAAATTGTCCCGGGGCCAGTGTTTCTCCGTGAGAATGGTATCCGTCCTTATGATTTGCCTTTAGCAGCAAAACTGTCCAAAATCCTAATAACTCCATATCGTCAGCATATTTCCATTCAAGTAGCTTTCTGTGCAGCTTGATCCATCCCTCCAAAACGCCCTCCATGTTTGAATTTTTAGTAGCTTAAGCATTTTGGCCCATTAAGTAAAAAAGAAAAACCTTACATTTAGAGAAATATGTTTACATTATACAGTCCAGGATATATCAAAGTAAAAAAATAAGGGAGGTGAGCAATGAAAAAAAAGAAAGTAGATGATCGACCAGTATTTAGTTGTCGTTTGGGAAAAGAACAGCAGGCCTTCATATTAGCATTTGACCGGTTGGCCAAAGTTTCAGGGCGCAGGCCTTCTATTGCAAGAGCACTGGAGCAGATGATGGCCGATCTTGGATTCGGGGCAAGTGGTTACGGTGATAACGACATCAGCGAAAAATCTAATACTAAAAACAGTCTAAGCCGTAGGTTAAAGTGAACAAAAAATTTCTAACGTCCATAAAACGTATTATCAAGTTGATAAGAAACAACGAAGATATCCTAATGAAGTGTTCCGAGATATATGAAGAACTCGATAGTGAAATACGATCTATGGACGACGCATTTCCAGGCAAGTATGATTTATTTAGTTATGTGAGGCTTACTAATTACTATGAACCAAGAGAGGAAAGAGAGAAGTGGATAAAAAAGATTGAGGAAAAGTACCCAAACAATAAGGGCCGCGATTGGCCTATTGGACAATACAATTTTACTGTTGGGGATGGATCTGCCATCCCGCACGCCCTTACCGCATTAATTGCGAGTGTACGTGCTATAGATTTTAATGGTGATTTGTGGTCAGAAGATCAAGACGAATATAATACCTCAGTCATTACTCCATTTAAACTCTTGGAAGAAGTGGATGCCCTGGAAAATCATTTTTTCCCCAAAAAATTTGACTACTACGACGAAGACTTTCGCAAACTTCGCCTCCAAGTCTTTCTCCGTGACGGTGAAGTTTGTGCCACTTGCGGGGCTAGGCCCGAACCAGGTCTTTCGCTTACTATCGATCACATAAAGCCCGTTTCAAAATACCCGCATCTAGTAAAAGACATTAGCAACTTACAAGTGCTATGCTGGGACTGTAATCAAACTAAATCTGACAAAATTATATAAAAAAGGAGCGCATCTAATGATTAGTCTATTTACAAAAATCCCCAAATTCCACCCACACCAAGAAATTAAAACGATCGGCATTATTGTTGGCCATACGTCTAAATCGCCTGGTGCAGTAGTGATACCCTCAGGTAGCGGCAAAAAAACTTCCGAGTATTTTTACAATTTAGAAGTAGCTAATGAGTTACTCAAGCGCAGGGCGTGCGATACTGTGGTAACTCGTGACTATAAAGGCATCTCCGGAGCTACTAGCGAAATCATCAAATCAGGCGTGGATTTGTCAATAGAGCTACACTGTAATGCTGCCAACACTCGTGCGCACGGTGTAGAAGCACTCTACTACAATGATCCGTCTCGCACTTTTGCAACATACTTCTGTGACCAACTAGCTGCTCGTTTCAATCGTCGTAATCGAGGCGCAAAGTATGTAGTAACAAACGGCCGTGGCGTTTCCAATCTACAATTACTCGCTGACATTCCTTATGCAATAATCGCAGAGCCTTTTTTCGGCGATAATGTAAATGACTATATTCCACAGCTAGACTATACTAATTTCCTCTCTGAACTACTGGCAAAAGTAAAAATTGCGTCTCAACAATGGGGTAAAAATGCTTAATAAAATTTTTCTACTGGGCAGGCTAGGTAAAGATCCTGAATCAAAAAAAATTGGCGACAAACAAACTCACATGATCACGCTGCCACTCGCAGTCCAAAAAACAAAAAAGGATGCTGACGGTAACTACGAAACGACGTGGGTAACGTGCAAAGCATTCGACAAAACCGCTGATCTCATTGCAAAATACTGTAAGAAAGGGAGTCAGGTTTTAGTTGAAGGAGAGTTAAACATTAACAAGTGGAAAAATCAAACGGGAGAGTTTGCCTACTTTACCGAAGTCTTGATTGGCAAAATAACTTTTCTCTCCAAATCTAATACTGAAGAGAAAAAAGAAGAACCAATAATGACAGCGCAACCGAATGATTTGTTTGATGAAGATGGGTACGTTAGGGATGATATACCATTTTAGGGGAGGTAAAAAATGAGAATGCATTACTTAACTAAGGATATACAAGAATCAACTTTTTACCGAAGCCCCATACCTGAAACGAAAGAAGATCGTCTATTATTTTTCGCAAAAAGGATAGCAGAGCTTGAAGATAAAATTGCATCGATGTCTCAACCCTCGCACTTGATACAAGACACTCTCAAGCTCAACAAAAAACTGTTCGAAATTGTTAAAGCAGGAAGATAAATCCAGCTACCAGCGGGAAGGTTTACAGTGGACAACGTATTTTTTAATCACGTCGATTGCTTCGAGAGCAGAATAGCAAGTAGTAACGTATGCTCCACCAGCAATCAAAAATTGCATAAATTGTTGTTGCTCTGTCGTGGGCTTGTTCTTCCCGTGCTTCATTTCGATAAAAAGTTGAGTATAGTCGAGAGCGCGAAATGGTAGGCAAATGTCTGGTACACCTCTGCGCATTCCTGCTAACTTCGCTTTTTGTGCTTGGCCGATGCTTAAACGAACCCCGTTCAATGACGAATGGAGATAGGCAAGATGTGGATAGATAGCGGTATGATGAGCGGCCCATTGGAAAACGTGGCATTGCTCTTGATACTCGTTTTGATTGTTCTTTTTTTTACTAATGACTCTCATAAATAAAGGATAACAAAATGGACGATAAAAGAAAAAAAGATTTGGAGGAAAAACAAATGGATGAATATTGGGATGAATGGAAATCATCCAATCGACGTAGCTTAGTTGAAAAATACGGGCAGGAAACGATAGACCAATGGAAAAAAGAACTTGAAAAAGTTAGAAAGAATTTACAAAAAGCGTAATCCTTGCTATATGTTTTGTAGGCAAAGTGGATGATTTTCATTCACAAAATTAAAAATGGAGTTCAAACATGACATTCTACGACGACGACGGAAATTCTAGTTCTCTCACCCAAGTTTTGCAAAACGAAGTTACATTTCTGAGATCACAGATCGTTGAGTTAGCAAGTGAAATTGATCGACTAAAGCAGCTGCTAAGCGAAGCATCTGTAAGCCAAAATTTTCCTCTTGAAAATTAATTAAAACTTGGAGTAGTAAAAATGAATGACTTAGTCAAAGAGTCCCATCCCTTATGGACTCCCGAACAAGTAGATCTTATCAAAAGTCAGATTTGCCAAAACATCACAACCGATGAATTAAAATTATTCATGCACGTTTGCAATCGGTCAGGACTTGATCCGTTTGCTCGACAAATCTATGCAGTTAAAAGATTTGACAGTCGGTCAGGTAAAGAAAAAATGACAATTCAAACCAGCATTGATGGGTTTCGAGTAATTGCCGAAAGATCTGGCAGGTATGCTGGCCAGTTAGGCCCATTTTGGTGTGGTTCTGACGGCAAATGGATTGACTGTTGGATCGATAAAGCATTTCCGGCGGCCGCTAAAGTTGGAGTGCTTCGACGTGACTTTAACGAACCTTTATGGGCCACTGCAAGATTATCTAGTTATGTGCAGACAGGTAAAAGTGGGCCAATCGGGCTGTGGGTAAAAATGCCGGAAGTAATGATTGCAAAATGTGCGGAAGCACTAGCGCTAAGAAAAGCATTTCCTCAAGAGCTTTCGGGACTTTACTCAGAAGATGAAATGGCACAAGCGGAATCAACTGAATCAGGGAAATTACCTGCGCAGATAGTCCAGCCTCCACTTACCGCACAACCAGAACAATCAGATGATCCAAAGAAAGAAGTCATGTCCAGAATAAATAGATTATCTGCTATCATCACAAAGGATTTTGACAAGGATCAGAAAAAAGAATGGGTAAAAAGATATTTCAAGGTTGATAGCTACGGGGAGATTTCAAATTTTTCAATAGATATTCTTCGTCAAATTGTCAATAAACTGGAGAAAGACGCTCAAGATAAGAAAGATTTTCAAGATTGATTTAATCTGATGGCCGGTGTAGCTTTGAACTATGCCGGCCTTAAACGGGTTTAGATTGAACTCCTTTTCCCGGAAGATTGCCGTCTTTTGAGGCCTGGCATTTTTTTAAAGGAATAACAGCATGAAGCTGAATATTTTTGGTAAAGAATACCGGATAGCTTTTGGCGAACTTCAATCAAACGACGTTGGTACTTGCAATCATATCACTGGCGAAATCATCTTAGACCGATCAAAAACAACTCACGATTCTATCGAGCAAGTTGCTTTCCACGAGATACTACACGCTATTTTTGACCGCATTGGAGCGAGGCAATTTATCGAACCTCAGGCGGAAGAAATGCTTTGTGATTCAATTTCAAAATGCTTGATGGATAATTTCAAACTTAGTTTCTATCTTGAAAACCACTCTCAGCCGCAGGAATCGGAACAATCTCCCCAGGTTTAGAACTTCTCTCAGCTAATCGCCTTAATGCCTCGTACATTTTCACCCAGTCGCTCGGCGAAACTCCTACCAGCTTATCGCAATCATCAAGATGATAAACGCTTGTATCCGAAACTCTCCCAACCGCCACTTGTCCGATGCGATAAATGTGACAGTAACATTCCTTATCAATTACGTTGATAGTACATCTCTCCACTCGCTCATCGAAAACAGTGCAGCTACTAAGGGAGATTATTAAAAGCATCAATTCTATCAATTTTCGCCAAAGCATCCTTGTATTTCTCCACAGCTTTCTTTACTGCTATTACGTCGATCGCAATCATGCTTTCTTTCCACGTCCACACAATTACCGGGGAAACGATCCTATCGAAAAGATATTCTGCAATCGTTTTCACTATGAAAACTTTCACGCCACTCGCAGCTTCACCTAATAATTGGGCGATTGCGTACTTAATCAGTTGATCTTTCAGCAATCGCAGAAACGATCGTTCAGCAATATTCATTTTCTACAAATCTACCTTGCCATTGATTTTATCAATCTGAGCGACAATCAACTTGTCAATTTGAGGGCCAATCACTAGATAAAGATCGTCAAAGCTATTATCTGTAGCTTTCACATATCGTTGTAAACCTGCATTGATCTCTTTCCAAATCAAAAGCAAAGTTTCTTCGGCTACCATTAGGCCTTTTTCTTTCAACGATTGAAGTACAACGTCTAACTCTTGCTTAACTAAATTGTCTTTTTCTGCTGCTTCCATGCTTTCCTCATTTGTTAAAAATTATATTAGTAATATATCCTGCGACTGTTGCTACCGCTCCGGCAACTGCGTAAATCGAAGATAGACGATTATCTACCCTCGATAACTTTTTCTCTAATTCGTCTATTCGACTGATGAGGTATTTTTCAAATTCGCTCATCCCTGGCGGCATTTTTTACTCTCCGGTTAAAATTAGATCCCTGTCCTACCAGGCCCAGTGATTGGGATTGCTGGCGCACTCTCTGGTAAATCAAGAGGATTAGTTTTCAGAATGTAATCATTGATAAAGTTTTCGATTTTGCTAATGTAAGTATCGAAACGAATTGAATCATGAGAAACAAGTCCAGTAGAGCGTCGGGCGGATTGAGAATTAACAATTTCTTGTTCGATCAAATTAAACATTTGCAGGATAACGGCCAAATCGTCATTCTCTAACTGGCCCATGTCGGGCATAGATCCAAGATCAATTGTGAGAGGTGAGGTCTCGGGTAGGTCTAAAATCGGCTGTGATACCATCCAACTTTTAAATGCTTTGAGAGCTTCTAGGTAGGTAACCAATCTTTTAAGATCATGGCCATTTAACTCTGCCACGTTTGATGAAATCGATTTTACAACTTCTTCTTTGAAACGTCGAAGTCTCCGAACTAAACTAGCAATGTCGTGATTTAAAACTTGTACTGCGCTCGAATTTGTCGCCATTGATTTTCCTCCTTAAAATAAATGATCTCTGTCAGAAAATATTTTTTCTATCTTTGCAGATTTTACTTGGAATCGGGACAATAGTAAATGACTTACGAATCACGAGTTATTTTGTCAGCTTTTAGTGGATAGTATTAGCACAAAGTAACTGATAAAATTAATCGCACGGATGCAGCGAAGGCCATGGAAGGTCTAAACTAGCTTACGATATTTGTATGCCTCTAGAACCCTATGGCCTTTAGGGAAGTAAATTTCAAAGGCGTTGGGGTAACCGCCAATTGAAGCATTTACTCTAGGCCTCATCACTTTGTTGTAAAATATCTCGTCCTTCAGGCCATATCGAACCATGAAGTAGTGGAGCAGTTTCGTGCTAGTGGGAATTTCGACGTTGCCATGATTCGTGACATACGTTGCCTTGTCACACTCTAAAGCTATGTCTAGATAGAGTAATGGGAGTAATGGAACGAACCACTCTCGCTTCATTCTCTGGAAGAAAATCCATCGCAGAGGATGGAGAGCGTGATGCCCTCGTGCTGGCAGCTTGCTTATCCCCTGTTTGTCAAAGGTAGCAAACCAGCAGAAAATACCAGTCCAATTGTCATGGGAAAAATTCTGTTGAGCTTTGCCCTCGTCGCCTCTATGTTCAAAATAAGATGATACAAATTGGTGAACTTGTATGATAGAAATTGGTGAATTAAGAAGCAAATCACGCTGACAGTCAAAAAGGATTTCATTCGTGGATAAATTAACTTTGGAAAAAGACATTGTGCCTGCCCTTAATGAAGCTATGAGAACAATTCTTATCGCCATTGGCAAGGAAGTCAATGAAAACGAAAATCTCCCATATGATTCGGTGGGCATTTCGCCAGAGGGCGACGTTTTAGCGATAGGGTTTCAGCAAAATAGTAGTGCGTCCGTTTTAGCGATGATTGCCAAGGATAGTGAATCGCTTGATTTTTCCTTTAATGAACAAGTCGGAGCGTTTGAGGCACTAACCTTTTTCATGGAAATTATTGAGAAAGTACCCTGCCGATGCAACATTATCCCGAATTTCAAGATCCAATAACCTGAACATGGTACTCAGCTATTCCCTTTAACTTCGCAATCCAGTTTACCCAAAGCCAATCGCCGGTACTGACGTTTTGTGATCCGTCGCTTTTGATGACGGCCGCTGCTTCTACGAATTGAACCCCTGCCTCTGTTATTGTTGCTGGCGTGGTTAATATTGAAATGTCGCCAGTTCCTGCGTTCAAATGAGCTAAACTTCCTTTTCTAATATCAAGAGTGGCGGTTGATCCGGTAGTTCCAACTGATAGCTTAGTTAAGTTTACAGTGGTGATTGTGAAACTGGCCGGACATTTAAACAGAAAGCGGCCGTTTGCCCAAGTCTGTGCTTTTTTGAATATTAAGTTAAGCAAGATTGCTTTTGGCGAAGTTTCTGAATCACCTCCACCGTTTATTACTAATGAATGTGAGTGTACAAATGTGTGGTTATGTCCTGAGCCGACTGAAGATAGTTGAGCATTTGCCCCGGAAGTGTGGTAGTCGCTGGGAATAGTATAAATGTTAGTTCCACCTGCAGGCGAGCCAGAAAAAACTCTGGAATGTCCAATTCCCACCCATTGCCCAGACGTTTTCCACGATCCACTGCTTGCTGCTAGTGTTGTTGCTGCTCCATCTATGTCGTAAGACTGGTCGGCCGTTGTTGCGTTTTCTTTTTTATACCACTGATGGCTATGGTAACCACTGGTCGAGGTATTTATCAATCCACTCAAACTAGGCGTCACGCCTGTAAATTGATTCACTGGCAGTTTAGTCTGATCTTCCGTAGTGATTACTGTACTAGTAAAAGGCCCATATGTTAGCGCCATTCTCAAAAATCTGCTTCTAGCGTTTGGTGTTGCTCTTGAATATCCTCCACCATCTACCCATGTGCCTGTTCCGTCTGCTCTGATCCATGTCGCCGACATACCTTGAATATAGGCCTGATCTTCTGTTTCCCATGTCCAGATAGCGCTACCAACTGGTATTTCAGAGAAACGGATAATGTCATTAAATACTACCGTTTGATTCACTCCACCAGCAAGCTGAGATATTCTCGCTTCGTGATCGTCTAGATTATTTTTGATCCTCGTCATTAAACTTTCTTTGACTGGTTTTCCTGCTTGCACTTCCGCTAAATTGATAGGTGTATATGCCACAAAACTCTCCTCTAAAATATTAAGTTCTTGCCCTTGCTTAGTCCGTCAGTCTCAGTGACGCCCAAATCGTCCGTGATGAAACTATAATCTAGAATATCATCGTCGTTCGAAACTGAATACTCGCCTGCTGTATCTGGAGTAATGATGGCCCTTCGTGCGAACGTGTTACCCAGATCAGCTAGCACAAGACCTATTTCCTCACCTGACTTTTTAAGTTCTATCACTAGCATAAATCTAGAATTATCGGTTACGTCTAGGAATGTTCTAGGTAGATTTTTAAATGTCACTTTAACAACGTCCAGTAGGTTTAAATTATAGTACCTGTTATCCACTCGGCACTGCAAAACAGTATTTAGGTACTGCGACATTAATAATTTTCTATTTGCTACGGCCCTAGCATCGTCCAGATTCAAAAAGCTAGATTTCATCTCGTAAGTAGCAGAGCTATCAAGTAGAATATTAAAATCATCTGCCCGGAAAAATACTTGTTTCGAATCAGTATTTACGGCCGCATCTAATTGCCTGTGGTCGTAGCTAACGTTTACTTCTCGATAGAGGGAATTACGTTCAATTTTTGATCCCCAACTAATAACGTCGTAGTCAGTGAGGTAAATTGGCATGACCTCGAAGTCTCTCGACAGATCAAATATTTTATAGCTGAATTTAAAATCATTTTTTACAAACAAAGTACCACTTAAGCTCTCATTAACTTCATTGAGGAGAGTTAAAAGTTTAGGCATATTCTTTTGTGCTGGTGAAATTGGGGCAACGAGGGAAACAATTTGTCTATTTTCACTGGCCAGTAGATCGAAGCTATTATCAATATTACCGCCAAATCCAGCCTCTAATAACTGCTGCTTGATAAACTGCATTCCTGTATTAATCCAAACACCACTTGATAGGCCATTTTCCGTCTCGCCAATCACGTCTGCTGACAAATAAACATCATTAGTAATGGGAGTAATTTTTATCAACCGAATACCAGGCGACGAAACTCCCACGGCCAGATTAGTTACTAAACGGATTCTTGTAGACGTTGTGTCTGACGTTACGCTTGCCACTTCGTATTTTTGACCACCAAATATCAAGTAATCTCTTGGTGAAACCAATTCAAGCAATAGGTCATCGATGGCGCTTCTTGTGACGACATTAGTTCCCGATGTGCCATTCCATGTTGCGCCTAAATCGATTGTAACGGGATTTCTGCCCACCGATTCAAATTGCCTATTAACTGTTACATAGCATCCATGATCGTCACTGTTTTCTATAAGGTAATTGTTTCTATCGAGGGGAATTTCTTTCGATAAGAAAAACATTTTGCTAATTGGTGGCCGTATGACTTGGTTAGTCGTTGCAAGGGCAATTGGTACTGACTGATTCAAAGAAATATTATTAGCAAAAATTGAAGTTATCGTTCTAGTGTAGTAGACTGAGTCAATTCGCACTTCTACAATGTCGCCAACTAGTAAATCTCTAACACTGTCCACTTCGTAAATAGTCGCCGCCGGTTGAAGAATAATCGTACAAATTGTTTGGCGCAGAGGCCTCGCGGAAACATTATGTACCCGATTAAATATAGGACTAATGCTTTTATAAACGCACTCACTCGATCCAGTTTCATTTGACGCTGCGTTTTCCTCAACTTTGAGAGAAGTGTTGCTGATTACCTCAACCACTAAATGCTCGACGCCTTTATTAATGATTAATGTGTCGCCGGAGCTAATCTCACTTAGATAGTTCGTGCTGGTACCGGTTACAGTGTTACCTCCAAGCGTGATTGAGGAGGTACCTGACAAGGTGTACCTGTCAGATTCAAGAGCAGAAATATTTACCAATCGTAGGCCATTTACCCTGCCCCATAGACGAGATTTGTAGATCCCAAGATTCCCTGTCACAAGGCCTGTTACGTTGTAGCTAGTGGCCGTGAGTGTTTCAGATTGGATATTCCTGTTTAGTAGATTTAGGTTGTTGCTGATTTTAAAATTGATCGTGTCGTTATCCCAGTCTTTTCCCGATACCACTCCATCGTAAATTAGCATTGCTTCTGTTTCGGGTAAATCTCTGGCCCATGAATATAGTTGGCATTTTTGCCCCTCGAAAATTAGATTAGCGAATGAATCGTTAAAGTATCCGTCTAAATTTTGCAAGCGAAATGCCCCTGCGCCAATGATTGCTACGCCTGAGCTTCCTTCTACTTTTGAATTGAAGGCGCTGCCTAGAATTAGTCGGTTAATATACTCAAATACTATCCCGTCGTCGGTTAAATCCCAGGATAACTCACAGGGAGAAGTTGAAAATAAATGGCGAGTGGTGGCGACGTACTCGTTTGAGGTAATTGAATCATCATTGACGTAAAGTTTTTTGGCAGAAATGTCGTAATAAAATTGGGAAGTGGAGAGGCCTACCATGGTAGAGGAAGCGGTTAGTGCTGTGTAGTTTTTGTGTAATTCTGTTACGATATCTGGGATAACTGCACTGTAAATGTCACCGCCTTCGTCAGTCCACCCAAACACAAATCGCTTCGAGTTTAAGTGGCATAACGTGATTTTCTCGCTCGATCGTCGCAATCCAAAGTTACCATAACTCATTCAGTCGCCCCCGGCGCATTAAGCAGTAAATCACGTTGACAGTCAAAAAGAATCTCGTTGGTGGAGAGGTTCATGCTAGAACTCCGCCGATGCTGTCCACTTCGCAGCGTCGAAGTAGCCGTTAGCATTATGTGTCCCTGCAAGTACAAAACTTTCGGCCGTTACGCCTGTAGCTCCTGCCGCATAGAAAGAATCCGTTTGTGCCCCACCGTAAACGCCTGCGTTAAAGTTGGATGTAACCCTGTTAGCTGTTCCTGCTACATATGAATTTATCGTAATAGTTGTGGGCGCAACTCTCATGGTAACAGGAAACGGGATGTAACTAAATGTTCTGTACGCCCCACCTCCGTCTGCCGTCGGCTGCACCAGCGCAAAAGACTCACCTTTTACATAATACCTCTGCGCCATCGCCAGTTCCCCGGCGATATTTCCACCAGCTAAGGAAAATGGTGTTGCCACCGAACCGATTTCTAGCTTCACTTCCGCAATGTCGAAAGTGCCGGATTGTTGACCGAGGGACGCGGTTCGGGCGTTGAAGTCGGAGCCTGCGTCGAACCAGAAATCTAAGCTAAAGCGTGTTGTATGGATTCCGTCTGTCCCCAGTGTTTTACCAATAATACTTGGTATGGCAACCGTAATCACTTTTTTTTGCCAAGTTGTAGTCAAAGCAATCTTCTGTGCCCCAATTCCGCTTACTGATGAGGAGGGGGAACCACCAGTCCCAAAAACTTGAAAAAATTCGACTGCGATATTTTTCGAGGCATCAGCTTTCGCCCAAAACGATAGCGTGACTGTCTTTCCTGCGGTGATTGCAACATTTTCAAAGTTGTGTATCTTCTGACAATTGTTTGTAACACCCGCCACGGTGCTAACAATAGTCCTTGAGTAGTAAGGAGCGTTGAAAAAAACTCTCTCTGTGTCGGTTGATGTTTGCCTTGAGTGTGTTTTAGTAGTACCTCCGTGAATATTACTCCACCTATCATCACTACCATACCCACTCGTCGTCTGCGATGTTCCCCTCTGCCACAAATCAAACCCACCGTTGATAATCAAATTAGGATTCGATACCGCACTCACCTTCTGCAATACCGTCTCCTCAAGGCCTATCGTCTGATTGCCTGTGTTGAGCTTCGCGAGGGAGAAACGTTGAGAGTTAAACGAACCAATTATGGTATTATTGTCAGAGTCTATATTGTATTGTCGTGTGTAGATAGCAATCACGTCCCCTTTGACGAAATGATGAGCGGCCATAGACAAATCAGGCGTTGCGTTTTGCCCTGGATTGTTAAAATTAGTTCCATCAAAGCATTGATAAAGTATAGAGCCATTTTTCCAAATTTGAATATTCCCTCTGTAAACATCGTGATCGGGGTCGCTGTTGTATCTAACTTGCGCCGAAAGAGAGTAATACCCACTCTCAGGGATAGTTAGCTGACTATTAGCTGCGTCCCAGATATTCGCAGGATTTTTTACCACCGCCCAGTTAGTGACTTTTGTGTCAACTTCATGCGGAATACTCTGCGTACTCCCATTCCCCTCCAGAACCAGAACCACGTCCCTACCAGGCATCGTCTCGCTCATCACGACGTTGCTGCTCCAGCCGGCGATGGGGGGGGTGATGATAGTTCCCCTTATTGTAGAGCCTGCCAAGACGTCTTGACCGGAAAGTATATACGCTTGGTTGATCTTATACATGCCTATTCCATTAAAGCTGGCAGTCGCAGCAAGGACAACTCCGCCGAAGGCAGAAATTGTATTGTACGACGTTCCATAGCTTATTAATGTCCCCGGAGATATTGAATGTCCGTTAGGCAGCGAGAAGGTAACTGCATCGGTACCGATACCATTCGTTCCGTCTTTAACAAAACTGATAGTTATTTCCATTGAATCCCCAACTCTCCGCCAGGCGCCTGCTAGAGTAGTCGCGCCACCGGCCCCCAAGCCACTAACCGTCGGCGTGTACGCTACCCAGTCCGTGATGGGGGAGCCGATCGCCATGCCACTATCGGTTATTTTTGCCAGTAATTTAATAGTGTAAGCATCCGCATTTGTAGTAGCACAATGAAATATTAAACGGTA